GTGGTGGTAATAAGGGTCAGAAAGGTGAAGTAGGATCTCAAGGTATTCAAGGTCCTATAGGAAATACTGGTGATAAAGGTCAGAAAGGTGAAGTAGGATCTCAAGGTACTGTAGGGGATAAGGGAGATAAGGGAGACACAGGTTCTCAAGGAATCCAAGGAGATAAAGGTGATACTGGTTCTCAGGGATCTCAGGGTGTTCAAGGTGATAAAGGTGATAAAGGTGCTACTGGAGCACAAGGTACTGTGGGTGATAAAGGAGACAAAGGAGATACTGGATCACAAGGTAGTGTTGGTGATAAAGGTGCTACTGGATCACAAGGTGTTCAAGGAGATAAGGGAGATAAAGGTGCTACTGGTTCTCAAGGTGGTATAGGAAACACTGGAGATAAGGGAGATAAAGGAGATACGGGTTCTCAAGGTATTACTGGAGATAAGGGAGACACAGGTTCTCAAGGTCCTAGTGGGGATAAGGGTGATGCATCTACTGTTCCTGGACCTCAAGGAACTAAAGGTGAAGTTGGTCTTACTGGAGACAAAGGACAGAAGGGAGAAGTTGGTTCTCAAGGAATTCAAGGTCAGAAAGGTGAAACAGGATCACAAGGTAGTGCTGGTGGTATTGGACAGAAAGGTGAAGTAGGAGATAAAGGAAATACTGGTGATAAGGGTCAGAAAGGTGAACTAGGAACTAAAGGTGAAACAGGAGCAAGGGGATTTACTGTAACAAATAGTGGTGCAAGTGATTATATTATAGATGGTGCTAATGATCCAACTCTTACTTTATTGAGAGGATTTACTTATATCTTTAACTTAAGTGTATCTGGACATCCATTCTGGATTAAAACTTCTGCAACTACTGGAACTGGTAATGCGTATAGCACTGGTGTTACAAACAATGGTGCTCAATCAGGAACTCTAACTTTTGCAGTTCCGTATAATGCACCTAATACTTTGTATTATATTTGCCAATATCATAGTGGTATGGTAGGTACTATTAATGTTAGTGATGCTGGTCCGAAAGGTGAGGTTGGTGATAAGGGTGCTAAAGGTGAAGTAGGATCTCAAGGTATTCAAGGTGAGAAAGGTCAGAAGGGTGATGTAGAAGCACAAGGTAATAAGGGTGAACCAGGCGATAAAGGTGTTAAAGGTGATCTGAATGATAAGGGTCAAAAAGGTGAGATAGGTTCTGGTTCAGTTCCTTCAGGAGCTGTGATGTTATTCTATCAATCATCTGCTCCTACTGGATGGACTCAAGTAACAAGCCAAAATAACAAAGCACTCAGAGTTGTGAGTGGAACTGGTGGTGGAACTGGTGGTAGCAATTCATTTACTAGCACTTTTGAGAATAAGAGTATTAGTGTAAGTGGATCTGGAAGTGCTAGTGGAAGCACAGGAAGTAGTGTTTCTGGATCTACAAGTAGTGAAAATGCTGGATCTGTTAGTGTTAGTGGATCTGTTAGTGGTAATTGTAGTGGTAGTCAATACATTTACGCTAATACCAGTCAAGTAACATTAACAACTACTCAGATGCCATCTCACGCTCACCAATATCATGCGAGAATTGGTACTTCTGGTGGTAATTATGGTTTTCTTGATCATTTAAATGCTGGTTCTTCAGGACAACCAAATGTTAATAGTACTGGTGGAAGTGGAGCTCACAATCACGCATTAGTTAATTACCAAATATCTGGTTCTAACTTTAGTTTCAGTGATAGTTTTAGTGCTTCTGGTTCCCCTAGTAATCATAGTCACGATATAGGCAATCACTCTCACAGTTTTAGTGATAGTGTAAGTGTTAGTAGTTCTGGTAGTGTTGACTTGCGTGTTCAGTATGTTGATGTTATAATATGTTCAAAGGACTAATATAATGAAACTTGAGCAGGGTAAGTTCTGCCCTTTAATTGGTAAAGATTGTATTCAAATGCAGTGTGCTTGGTTTACTCAGGTTCGTGGTATGAATCCTAATACAGGAGAGGAAACTGATGAGTATGGATGTGCAGTTACTTGGTTGCCATTAATGATGATTGAAAATTCTGGACAACAGAGAGCAACTTGTGCTTCTATTGAATCCTTTAGAAATGAAACTGTGAGATCTACTATGAAAGCACAAGAAATATATCAAAGAGAATTGGAATTAAAAGCTCAAGAGAGAATACAACAATCTAAACAAATAAAAAATGTAACGGAGATAGAAGAATGAAATTAACAGTCGTTCCATCTGATAAAACAATAATTATTGATACTGAAGGAGTGGTATGCAGTAATGTTGATCTTTCTTGGATTCCTACAGATGTTCATGCGATGCATTGGGATAGTTCAACAAACAAAGGTCATGTTGAATATAATACTGAAGGTATATGGAATACGGATCTTACTGAAATAGGTATTTGGCAGCAAGCAGTAACAGATCACGCTAATGAAAAAACTGCTCAAGCAAATGCAATAGAAGCAGCAAGAGATCATTTAGCAGAAGTAAAACAATATAGAAATGCGTTATTATCTTGGTCTGATTGGACTCAAGGTAATGATTCTCCATTAGGTTCTAGTAAGAAAACTGAGTGGCAAACATATCGTCAGGCACTAAGAGATCTTCCAGCAACCATAGCAGCAGATGCTAATTTAACTGCAAAGGCGATGGCAGATGACTTTACACATTCCAGTTGGCCGACAAAACCTACATGATTTAAAATTTTATTATGGAAGAATTGATTCAAACTATTAAATTCTTAGAAATTGATCAGTTAAAAGAAATAAATGATCATATTGATACATTAGAATTATTTCAGAGTAAAGTTTTTGATCACTCTGGAGAAGGAGATGGTAATAAGCAAGATATTTCAGTTAGATCTAGTATAAGTACACCATTAAAAGAACTTAGTGATGTAACTAAAACCATTCATGAGAGTATGAATGCTGCTTTATTGGTTTATAAGGATAGAATAAGTGAATTGTGTCCAACCTTTAATCATTATCCTGTTCCTGGTGGATATTCAACTACTTCTTTTAGAGAAAGTATTCAAGTTCTTCAATATACTGAAGATCAAGAATATCTATTTCATACTGATCAAAGTCCTGACAAAAGAGCATTTGAATTTGATAGAAAAATATCTATAGTTCTTTATTTGACTGGTGGATTTGAAGGTGGTGGAACTGAATTTCCTCATGCAACCTTCAAACCTAAACCAGGATATGGTTTAATATTTCCTTCAAATTGGTGCTATCCTCATTCTGGACAAAAAGTAACTAAAGGTTGTAAAAGAGTTGCAGTTACTTGGTATTATGTTGATAGAGAACTTATAGTAACAAAAGATGAGAGTGTAAAAGGTTGACAAAATAAGCAATACATAGTATCATATTATAAATTGGAGTATTTAAATGGATAATGAGGAAACGGTACAGGATGTTATAGTTGATGTATGCAAAAAAAGAATTACTTTAATTAGTAGTGAAGGTGAAACTAGATTTGTTAAATGTGAAAGTGGTAATCAGTTCTTAGCAGTAATGGAAGTTATTAAGAGAAGTGCTGAACCTGAAATGATTACTTACGTTGATCCTGTCTCACAAAAAGATGACTAAATAGAAACATAGAAATATTTTGGCCAATATTCTCCAATGCCTTTAAATAAGTTAGAAAATTTTATAAAGAATAGTGAAGGGCGTATTCTTTATGTAAATCCAAATGACCTTGATGCTACTGATGGTATTGAAAATCAAGGAAACTCATTAACAAAACCTTTTAAGACCCTACAAAGAGCACTTATTGAATCTGCTAGGTTTTCATACCTGAGAGGTAATGATAATGATATAGTAGAGAAAACAACTATATTATTATTTCCAGGTGAACACCTTGTAGATAATAGACCAGGATTTGGTATAAAGAATGAAAGTGGTGTAGCAAAAGCAATAAGTCCTGCTGGAACAGAAACTGGAGCACAAAATACTCTTACATTAACATTAAATTCTAACTTTGATTTAACACAGGAAGATAATTTACTTTATAAGTTTAATAGTACAGAAGGTGGAGTTATAATTCCAAGGGGAACCTCTGTCGTTGGACTAGATTTAAGAAAGACAAAGATAAGACCTAAGTATGTTCCTAATCCTACTGATGATAATGTAAAAGGTACTGCAATCTTTAGGGTTACTGGTGCTTGTTATTTCTGGCAGTTCTCAATATTTGATGGTGATGAAAATACTTTAGTATATACTGATCCAACTACCTTTGATGATACCAATCAATCTAAACCAATATTTTCTCACCATAAACTAACAGTATTTGAATATGCTGATGGTGTTAATAAATTAGATGCTTTTGGTGGACTAACTGATTTAGATGTTTACTATAGTAAGTTATCTAATGCTTATAACAGGGCATCTGGTAGAGAAGTCGATCAGAAATTCCCATCTGAAGCTGGTTCTTTAGCAAAACAAAGACCTGAGTATGAAATAGTTGGTGCATTTAATTCTGATCGTATTCAGATTACAAGTATTATTTCAGGTGATGGTGCAACACCAGGACAAGTTGTTACTGTAACTACATCAACTCCACATGAACTAACAGGTGGTACTCCAATTAAGATTGAAGGAGTAAATGCTCCCGAATATAATATATCAACCAAGGTATCAAGTGTATTAAGTGATGTTCAATTTACTTACTTACTACCATTTGTTAAACCATCATTACCTGCTGGTCCTGCTGGTGGACTGAGTGCTGGTAGTGCAGAAGTTAGTATTGAAGTTGATACTGTTACTGGTGCATCTCCTTATATCTTTAACTGTTCTTTAAGATCAGTTTATGGTATGCAAGGTATGAACGCTGATGGTGCAAAAGCAACTGGATTTAGATCTATGGTTGTTGCCCAGTTTACTGGTATATCACTACAGAAAGATGATCGTGCGTTTGTACAATATTCTCCTAGCAGTAGAAAATTTAATGGTATTACATATACCAAACAAGTTGGAGAAAAGTTAGCGTCAGAATCATCATCCACTAACCCTGCTCAAGTATTCCATTTAAATCCTAATGCTGTTTACAGAGAAGGATGGAAGACAGCACACGTTACAATTCAGAATGATGCAATCTTACAGATTGTTTCTGTGTTTGCTATTGGTTATCATATTCACTTCTTAGGTAAATCTGGTGGTGACGCATCGATTACAAACTCTAACTCCAACTTTGGTCAGTTTGCTCTTGCTGCTGATGGATTTAAGAAAGAAGCGTTTGATAAGGATGATAAGGGATTTATTACATCCGTTGTTACTCCAAGGTCAATTGTATCAACAGATCAAAAAGTTGAGTTAGCACAGTTAGATAAAGCTAAGATTGTTGCTGCTGCAAATCCTGGACGTTTATATCTTCTAGGACAAAATAATCAAACTGTACTTCCATCTGAGATAGCACAGGGATTTAGAATTGGTGCTAGAGTTGGTGAGAAAATTTATTTACCAATAGGAGCATCAACTTATAGTACAGAAATTGTAATGGGTTATGATAATGCCCAAGGTACTTTATCTGCTACAACATTTACTTCAGAGAAAGAATACGAAGCAACTCATAATGATACAACTAGTGGATCTTCCACACAAATTCATAAATTAACTTGTACTCTTGCACACACCTTTAAGAATGGTGAGTCAATTAGAATTATAAAAGAGAATGGAGATCTACCAGAAGGTTTAGATCCTCATAGAGTTTATTATGCAATTACTGGAGATAAGAACGCTACAAGACAAGATGGTATTGGTCTAAGTCAGTTTGAGATTCAGATTGCATCATCAAAAACAAATGCTGATAGAACAACTCCAGTTTATGTTAAAACAATTGGTAGTCCTGTTGATGGAAGTTTAAAAGTTATTAGTAGAGTTTCTGATAAGGAACCAGGTGAATTTGGTCATCCAATGCAGTATGACTCTGTTCAGGGTGGATGGTTTATTCATGTTAATGGATCAGATATCTATGATCAGAGAACAAATATATCTGATACAAATGATGAGATACCTTATATTCTTAGACAAACTGATAATAGAAGTTTAGATGATAAACTTTATAAGTTTAGATATGTTATTCCTAAAGAATTAAAGAATGCTAGAGATCCTCAAGATAGTTTTATTATTCAGGAATCAAGTTCTACTAATGTAAGAGAAGACGCTGATCATACTAGAACTACAATAACATCTGAAGATTATGATTTCGCTAGGAATCATAAATTTATTTCTTATATTGATCTTAATGTTAGTACTAAGATAGTTACAATTAGATCTGATAAATCTCATAATTTAAATGCTGGTGATCAGATTATTGTTAAGAATGTTATTAGTAGTACCAATCAAAATGGTGCAGTAGATCGTGGATATAATGGAACCTTTATAGTAACTAGTGTTACTAATGATAAGGTATTCTCTTATTCAACTACTGATATCTTAGGTAATGAACATAATGTAGGAACTTGGACTAATAATACTGGAACTAGAAATACTGCAATTCCTAGATTTGAGAGAAATGATAATTCTGACAACTTATTTGTTTATAGAACAGAAATAATAAACAAGTATGTTCAAGGATCTCAAGATGGTGTATATCATCTATATGTTCTGAATAGTAGTAATATTCTTGAGCAAGAATTTGTTAATGCAAAGTATAATCAAAATGTTGTTAATCTTTATCCTGAATTAGATAGAGATAATATTAATGACAACCCACAAGAAGCAAAGAGTTATGCTAAGAGATTCCCTCTTGGTGATGTTGTTACTAATGATCTCAAGAAGAGTATTACTAGAGAAACTGCTAATAAAATACTTGCTAACTTCAACGTAAGTGATA